CTCCGGTAACGCACTGTTCCCAGCTCCGCTAGAAACCGCAAATGAGCCGGCGATAAGCCAGCTGGACGCGTTCTACTAGGGTCATCCGCACTTGAGGGCTAAGTCGATTTAGCGCTCCGGTTGCCCGAACCGCTTGGAACCAACCAGCGAGTGCGGTCAATTCCCCGTACTCGTCAATCTCCCTCTTCAGGGAGTTAACTATGAAAGGTGGTATAACACTGCGCAACTTGGCAACGAGCTGCTCGCGTACCCACGCCTGCGCGTAGTTTCCGGTTGCAGCCTCCTGTTTCCTCAACACAATCAACAAATCTTGCACTTGCAAGGCCATTGATTGTAACCAAGGACCATAAAGCCGTATGTCAACGGCCGGCCCCCAGGTTTCGGCGATGAGTTCCTCCAGTCCCTGGTCGGGATCTGGAACGTCACCAAGGAGACTTTCTGACGTGCTCATCTGCACCACGGAGGATGAGATAAGCTTCCTAAGAGTGTACAACCCAGCTGATACCAGCCGAGCTTCTACTCTGACACGCGTCAAATCTTCTAGAAACAGTTCTAACCGAGCCTGCAAAGGAATGCCAAAGGGGTTTAGACCTAGACCCCACGGCTCGGGAACAGTCTCCAGGATCTTTGCGATGTTCGCTTGTCGCCTGGTTAATAAGACGTAGCCGGCTCGACCAAAAGCCCTAACTATGTCGAAGAAGTTGTCATCACTAGGCAACCGCCATTTATACGACGGGTATTGATCGTCGCAAGTGATGAGTCTGCTGCAGAATTCGCACGCCTGATCTGAAACTAGGGTTTTATCCTTAGAAACAGGGACACCTAAGTCCTCCAGACACCCAATTGTGAGTTCGCTCGCATCTCTGGAAAAGATAACGAGGTCATCGCCCACTTGGACGCTGTCATCACCGGGACGCCAGCTATCATCGTTTCTCACGTGGTAGCAGATGCCCTGAACGAGAGCACCTAAGGTTAGCGAGAGAGCCAAGTTGAACACAGGATACCAGCCCAAAGGCTGGCCCTGGGTCCACGTGATCTCTGTTTTCCCAGTAAGGCTAAACCATGACTCCGGAAGGTGCCATGGCAAGGCGCACACATCTTCATAAAAGTCGATCCATTCCTGGTCGACGTGAAGAAGCTCCAGCATGTAGGATACCAGAGCTCTTGGAAAGTTATCAGTCGCTCCCTCTAAATCAATAGAAGAAGCAAACTGATGTTTCCGCAGCAGTTCTTGGGC